AGGATTGTTCGGTTCAAAGTTTTCGTAATCATCTGTTTTACTTGCCCAAAATGTATTTGGTTCTGTCGATGTTCCACCAAACCATAATCTATTTTGATGAAATGTAACCGTTCCAGAGTAACCTGTAGATTCTGACCATGCACCAAGTCTCCATAATTCAGTTGCTGAACTAGAACCTAAGTTACTAGATAAAGATACGCTAATATTGCTAGCATCCGTAAATGTTTTAATATACCCATACCCAGCCAACGGAGAAGATCCATCATGTGCTATTCTTATTACTCTTCCAACATCGGTTGATGAAAACAAACTAACAGAAGCAACTACATTTATAACTCCAGTTGTTCCTGATGGGTTTAATGTTGCATCGGTTAAATTCTCAGCTTGATAAGGACCATCTAAGTTTGCTACTGCTTCGATAGTCCAAGAAATATTATTAGTTCTGCTAACTTTTCTAGGTTGATGTGATTCACTTGCAATAAATAAAACATCGTTAGACTGTGCAAAACTTAATCCTTCTAAATCGTCCTCTGTGTATGGTGTATCAATAATTATATGCTTATTTGCTACACCACCAGATGTGTATGCTGTAAATGCTGTGGAATTTATGTTATTCCCAAGCATATCAGTTAGTTCAAATGTATTTGTTGTTTTGTTGCTTACTTTATAGTCTTTATTATTTAGCTGAGACATTCCGACAACATTGCTAATAGTAAGAACATCACCATTAGAAAAACCATGAGCATTACTCGTAACAACCACAACGCTTGCCTGTGTTGCCCCTGTAATAGCGACATCATTATCTGTAACAAATCCTTCATTCTTTAATACTCTTATTTTTAGTGGAGAAAATTCTAATGTGTAGGATTGCTCATTATTATAAACAAACTTTTGCAACCTTACTTTTTTAAGTTGGTCTACAATCTCACCGATAAACTTAGTTCCTGGACGTTTACTAATGCCTCCTTGTTGACGTATAAGGAAATTATTCATTTCCTCTACACCATCTGCATACTGTTGTATATCAGTCCTACCTCGTAGTAATGGACTAATTTCTCCGCTTGAGAAAGAGTTTTTAGTAACTTTTATTCTCATGTTGTAGGTTTAGGATAAGTAGTTGCGTAACCACCAATTAATCTAGCATTTAAAAAGTCTGTTGCCTCGAAACCTTGTCTGCGTCTTTGTCTGTTATTCGCAGAAATAGCTTTTTGCATTGTTCTTTCATACAACAGTTGCATCCTTTCTGACGTTTGATTGTCATTAGTAATTAAATAAGCAATGTCGTAAGCTAAACAAGCTGAAATAGCTTCGTTGACCAATGGGTCCAATAAATTAAAATCTGTGATGTTAGAAACATATATTATCTCTAACTCTGTTCCATCAAACAAAATCTTACCACCTTCTAAGCTGTAAAAAGTGTCTTTGTTTTCTGGATCTACTGTTACCAATTTTAGACAATCTGTTGGTAACTGAAATTCGTTGCTAAATTTAAAAGCTGGAACTGTTGTTAATGCAGCTAATTTAGTTCTTTTAATAGAGCCATGAAAGTAGCTCGTGTTTAAGACTATCTCTTTACAATTATTTATACGCTCATTACATATACGAGCAGCCTTATTGTTTGTGTCAGTAATGCTAGTTATCAGGTCTTGTCCTAATTTAACTAACGCTGCGTTTGCAATACTTGTCTTGCTTGCCATAATTTATAACCTACATAAAAAAAGGGAAGAGACAAATTTAATCTCTCCCCCTTTAACATTAATATGAGCTTTCTCGAAAGAAATTATTCTTCTGTATACTCAACAATAATTGAAACATCGCCAGCAGAATCACTTGATACTGTAGCGGTTTGTGTAATTGCAATACGCAAGTTAGTTGCTGGATCTTCTGGTAGACCTGCATCTTCCCAAACATAATTGCTTACTTTGTTAATATCTCTTGCTTCAAACGCATATTCAGTGAAACCAGTAGCAGATTGGAAACCTGTTACTAATGTCGCATAAGCGTCTTCGTCAATTACTGCATCAGCAGAGTATGTTACAGCACCAGAAGTAGTAAATGTTTGTTTTGCATTATACAATCCAACATTAACAACACTGTCTGTACCTCCATCTAAGTCATCATTAGCAATTTTGATAGATACGATTTTAGAATTACTTGGCACTTCTGCCAAATAAACTACATCTCCATCTGCATCAAAATCACCATCTGCGACTGCTGCTGTATCCCGAAACACTCGTGATTTAGCATTGATTGTTCCTCGCTCTAAACGCTGTCTTGGTTCTGCGTCTAGTAGAGTTACGATTGCACCTTTTGTAGTAGCCATTTTTTATATCTCCTTATTTAGTTGGATCACATTTAATTTCTACAACCTTTTCCTCATACATACGCACTGCACCAGCAGACATTTCTGCCAAAATCTGGAAGTTGTGAAATTTATGAGGGATTGGATCAACCTTTGCAGAGATGTCAGAAGCAACTGCCATTTTAATAGCACTCTTTGGCATTACTACAACTCGACTGTTTCCGCTTGCATCTTTGCGAACTAACTCAGTTCTGCAAAATTCAAGACCCATAAAAGTATTGATTTCGCCATTAACTAAAGCTTTAACTGTGTTAAAATCAGCACTGGTAACTTCAGTAGTTCTCAGCAATGAATTTTCAGCAGCAGCGTTAATAATACAAACTGGAGTTTCACCATCTTTAATAGCTTCAGCTTCACGAAGTTTTAAGATGGCTTGTCTAAGCTTTCCAATTGTAAGATTACTGTCTGTTGCTCCACCAGATTCAACAAAATTTACTGCAATTTGTTGTGATGCTGGAAAAGAAACAGATGTGCTTCCAGTTTTACCAGTGTAAGCAGTGCCTAAAGCAGCATCTAGGATGATTTCATCCATTTGTCTACCTAAAGCATATACAGCAGTAGTTACATACTCAGAAGTAGGATCAATAATCATTCTGAGTTTATCTTCTTTATCAATCATGTCTGCTGAGTAGAAATCCTCGAAAGAAACTCTACGTCTGCTTTGTGGTGTGTCGCTATATTGCACATCACCATGACGTGATCCTTTTAGTTTCGCATTAACCGCACCTACACGATCAAAGTATTTGTATTCCGCACCCATTGGATCTTCAGTTACGTATGAACGTAATCTTGATCCTTCTTGTTGGAATACTAGGTCTACGTTTGCACTGTATTGCTGTGCAAAAGCTTCAGTCACTTGATTTGACATTTTATATCCTGTTTTAAAATTAAAATTGGTTTGATGTCTGCTATCCTCGATTAACTCTAAGATAGCTACCCCAAAAACAGGACAATCTGACAATGAGCCTTCACATAGTGAGGACAAACTTAAATTAACATTTATTCATAACTATATATCTGTCAATAAAAAAGCCTTATCAAATTAATGACAAGGCTTATGAATTATAACTTATTTAGACAATTAACTAGCTGCAACTCTATGTAACTCAGTCCATTTTTCTAAAGCAAACTTATGACCTGGATCTGTTTTGTTTGTTAATTGTGATGTAAAAACTGGATCAGACCTTAACTGATCTAATTCTGATTTAGCAGCGACAGGACTTGTCCATGAGCTAGATTGTAGTGTTCCTTTAAACTCTGTATCGTCCATTAATGATTTACCTGCATTTGCTAACAATTGAATTAGATTTGGATCGTTTCCGTATCTTTCTTGCACTTGTTCTGCAACATCATTAGGCAACAACTTGTTTAAAGCTGCATTACTAAGTTTTAAATTAGTCTCGAAATCATCACCCCATTCTTTTTGCAACACTTCTCTAGCGTTTGTTTCGTTAGAAATGAATTTCTCTTCGACACTTTGAGATAAGTTTGCTTCCCTCTCAGCAATACTCGTAAAAACTGCACTTGCTTGTTGTTGGCTGAGTCCAGCTTTATGAAACGATTCTGCAAGTTTGTTTTTATCACTATCCTCAAATTTAATATGCTCAGAATTATAACTTAAATCATAACCATCTATTGTTTCTGGTCTGCCTGTTTTATTGTAAAACTCATTCCAATCTGATTCTTGCCAGTTTTCCTGTGGTAAAGAAACTTTAGGTTTACCTAATACTTTCTCTAAGTTTACAACTTGTTTAGCAATATCATTAATGTTTTTAGCATTACTAATAGAAGGAGTTGATCTAAACTCTTCGCTTATATCGTTTAACCAATCTTTTTCAGCAGATGCAATTGTTGCACCCTCGTTCAATAGATTAGTTTGCGGTTGTTCTGTTGTTGTTTCAGCTACTGTATCAGTCGGTGAAGACTGTGTAGCTACTGTTGATTCCATCGTTTGTTCTTCGCTCATGTCTTAATGTTTTGATTTTTGCTTCGGATCTACGCTCAAACTCACTGTCTGGTGTAGATATAAAATCCTTTATTTTAAGCAATGTATTCCGAACACCTTCATTTAAAGCAGTGCCTTGTGGATCTCCTTTTACGTATGTAGAAGTATTGTAATAACACAAACTTTCTAACATTGTCATTGCTAGTTTTCCGTTCCTACCTCGGAATATTTTTTTAAATGATTTCTTCTGTAACTCTATCTCTCTAATCTTTTGTACTTTGTCTTCTATTACTTTGCTCATATGTTTTGTTCCATACTTCGAGCTTGTGCTAAGTCTTTAATAGCAGATGCCTCTAGTGGTGCATTATTTACCGCCATTTGTCTGGCTTCATTTTCTGCTTTAGCTTGTCTCAACTCTTGTATTTCTTCTGGTGTTCTTGTGGTTTTAGTTGAAATGTCAGACCACTGTGCCATTGCAAGTGAAAGTGCATCAGTATCAATAACATCAATTACATTAGGATCTAATTGTGCTAGTAAAGATAACTCTTCTATATATCGTCTTGAGTTTTGAGATTTAACTGAAAACTGTGCTTTTGCTGCTGGAGATGTGTATTTTATCTCTAGTCTTCCTAATTCTACATCAGGTTCAGCAAATTTACCTTGTTCTGCCATAAGATTATAAGACCGCTGTATCAATGGACCAAACAACTCAACTTGCAATCTTCCAAGCATAGGAGACATCATTCTTAACTTTTCGTCTCTTTCGTCTGCTACTTCAAATGCTGTTTGACGTTCATTCTTTCTTTGACGCAATAACCAGTCTACATGGAAAGCTTCATTAATCTTCTTTTCCAACCTAGACATTGTGTAATCAACCCAATCAAGTCTACCACCAGTCTCAACAGGTCTAATTTGTGCAGAACCAGGTTCTTTCCAAATAATAGATCCACTGCCAGTTGCAACATCTCCAATAATTGAATCATCTTCAATTTCTAAGCTTGGATTAATTTGTTGATCGCCTTTCATTAACACTTGTCGTTGGACTGCATTAATTACTCGTATATCATGCAACGCTGTTCTTCCTGGACTTCTACCGTAAACTTCACCAGCTAATTTAGTCCATCTTGGAACATGATAAGGAAACTCGTCAAAACCACCTTTACTTAAAATACCACCATCTTTAGTTATGCCATCGTCTAACTTCTTACAAAACCAAAAACTTACAAAGTCTTTTGACTCAGACAACTTCTGTCCTGTTTCGTCTTGTGATGGGAAAACAGAATGAGATATTGTAAGCTTATCATGCTGACGCATTGTTTTAAGCTTCTCATTGTTTCTAATTTTAGGAAACTTCTGTAGTATTTGCCTAACAGTCATTTCCATTTCTCTATACAAAGTATCAACCATACCAAGATGGTTTTCTCTTATATAGCAATGAGCTAGTGGTATTGTTCTAAACACTAACTGATCTCGTTTAATATCAAACTCTTCGTATATAATAGACGTGCCTAATGCTCCAAGGTCTAAATAGCATTCGTGCATTGATTGATTAAACCCAACATTAGGTTTGCTCAGTTCCCTAAATATAGTATCGCTAACAGACTCTAACCATTCTCTTACAGACTCGTCCTCCATTAAATTAGTGTCGCTAGTAGATAAACTAAACCAACGATCAGTGGGAGATGTGTTGTATGTATGTAATCCAGATGCAAATTGTTCTAATGCCCATAAAGCAGTGCCATCATAAATCTCATAATGCCTTGATTCGCCACGAGTTAGGTTTCTTAAAAAATCGCTTGTTCCTGGACGTATATATCTGACAACATCTTGTAAGTCTTGATTCCATAAACCTCTATCACCTTTAAGTGTTTGGAGGTCCTTATGTAAATAGTCTATTAAGCGTTCTTCGTTCACGATGCACTACCTAGCAATGTTTTTTTAGTTGTTTCACCGTAACTAGGTTTCCCTTGTCTCATTTTACTTTCTTGCTGCTTACTTCTTGACCTAGTTCTTTTTGGATTTTGCCCTTTGCTTAGTAAGGTAGATTGGAAACCTTTACGTCTTTTATCAGATTCCCTTACCTCATTTACCGAAGATGCACTCGCAACTGTAGGTGCAGGTGGTGCAGAAGGTGCAGAATAAGTAGGT